TCACGCGCTTGGTTTGCCAGGGAGTGAATCTGGTTTAAGTCCGTAACCCCGTTTTGTTGGAGCCACTGGTTATCGTTACCACCTTGCGCGTAGAAGTCTTTGATCTGTTGATCGCTGATCGTCTGTCCGTTTACTGTAATTGGCATGATTTTTCCTTTAACCTAGTTTGTTCCACACGCCGCTGTGGTAGCCGTAGAAACCAGCACCCGCGCCTGGGTTCCAATCCGCCCCGTCTGCGAGAACAATCGTCCCCGCTCGAAACTTGGTAGGAGCTGCATGGAGCACCGCCAAGGTGATTCGTTCATCTTCCGTGTCCAGCGCTTGAGCAATCTTGTGTAGCTCCAAGCGAGTCAAGTCGTCAAATATGTTGCCGGGGTTATATCTGCCCATCAGTACGCTCCCGATTGAATAAAGTCGATATCAAAAGACTTCATACGCCAAGGTGCGTAATCAATGTTGGAGAACTTCACCGACATATACCTACCACCAATTGAGAACGTATCAACTTTGAAATCCGTGCCAATGGTGAAAGTTGCTGCTGGTGCCCAAGCAACAGCACCGTCCGGCGTCATGCTTGAACCAACTTGAATCGATACCGTAGCGCCAGAGTTACCATCAATCTTTGGCCTGATACCTTTGATTACCTTGATAGCGTTTGGATCGCCTAGCGTCATTCCTGTGCGCTCTAGGTTCGCTTCTATCAGTGAGCCAAAATCCGTGTTACCAGTGTCAACCAAGCTGATAACAGGTGTTGTATGCGACATGAGTAAACGAGCCTCAGCTGGTGAATATTCATTCTCATTCCACGAGCCTGCATCTGTTTCCCAAGTACCAGAAGCGGTAGCCCATGTATCGCCACCAACAGAGTAATTGATTTGCCCGAAAGCACCGCAAGTGACGTTATCTAGCTCACGAATTGCCCACGTCTTATCAATCCAGTTCCACACACAAGCGCGTGTACAGGTGCTGGCAGTTCCATACGGGAAGCAAATCCACACCTCATTACGTTGCGGGTTCGCAGTGACGAATGCGCGTGTGTAGTGGGTTGAATCAATGTTGTTGAAAATGAACTTGCGAACGAGTCCATTGGCAATCGAATTAACACCCTGCCCGGTGTTCAATACCACGTCACCGGCGGTTAGGACAACGTGCCCTAATGGTGTGTTTACTGCACAACCACGAGCAAGCATTCCAGATTCGCCGGGCAACCGCTGAAACCTAAAAATGTATGGTGCGCCGATATAGCTCATAGAGTACATCGAACGATCTTTGTAGACAATCAGAGAGTCTCCCAATGGGAGAGCATCAACTATCTTATCTGGCGTCTCAGCTAAGTCCTGTTCACCAGCGTCTTTAGTCGCATCAGTAGCGTCCCAATCACCAGCAGCAGTGATAGAGCCAGGATTTAGTGTGGTACTCCACTTCACCATGCTAGGGTAGTTTGTGCTTCCCTTGGTGACGTTCAGAGCCACAATGAAATTCTTGAATGGACGCATTGCTTGGCATTTCCAAGTAGCGTCCCATCCCGGTATGGTTGCCAGGTTCGTACCCGTATCACCCGCCCAATACATAGGCAAGTCAACACCGTTGTTCAGGATAAGAACACCGTTAACCGATCCACCCGTCCATTGGTTGTCAATCGCCCCTGTAGGTGCAGTTCCGGTGATATCTGTGCGAGTTGTACCGTCATCAACGTAAACAGCATTCAAGCCAGCGTGAACCCAATAACGATTGGTAGCAGTGGTGTATGGAGCAATGTAGTAAGGCGTCACTGTGGGCGCTGCAAACACGCCTATGGTGCCTTTGAACCGCTCTGCATAGCCGTTATTGAAACGCATATTCAGTGCGTTACTCCATACGCCATTTCCGAGTTCTTCAGGCGTCAAATCAGACGCTAAACCAACCCCGCAAGCGTTAACAGATAGCATCATTTTGCAACTCGCTCAATCAATCTATCTAGCTTGGTTTCCACGCGAATCAAAGCGTCATTCAGATGCTGGATCGCATAACGGGTGTCAGCTTCAATCTTGGAATCACGTTTGGCAAGTGCGGTTTGCTCTTGCTTAATCAGCGCAATCTCTTTTTTCAGGTCGTAATAGCCCCCAACACAAGCTATACCAACCGTGATAATTGAAATAATGATTGATAGATTGACTTCCTTCTTCAGGTGCCAACCATCTTCTACAGGTGGATTCGCTCGGCGCTCTACATAGTCGTTCATATGTGTTTTCCTGAAGGGTCGTAGGGGTCGAGAAGTGGCTGAAACCAGTAGACAACCTTTAGTCTCCAGCCTGACTCAGCTTTTGAGTGGCGAATAAGACGATCTGTAACGAGAATTTCTTTGGGAAACTCCAGCAAGACGATGCTCATTAGCGTGATGTTTACGAATGCGTCAAGAAGGTATCCAACCCACAGAACAGGAGCCCCAAACACGAGTGCAGTCTTTGATAGTTGCCCTGCATCCTTTGCGCGTTTCAAACTCATCACCGCAAGATAGAACACCCACAGCAACCAAATTGCCGCTATCAGCGTCAGTCCGATGGAGAGGAACGGACTCACGCCAGAATCTCAGCGGGACGATTGGCCGCAAGAAGCCCTAGCATCACGTACAGCCCAAGCACCTTGGCGGTCGCCGGGTCATCCTTGTTGACAACGGTTGCCGCCTTGTAGTCCTCAAGGCCAGAGCGCACATCGTCACGCTGCTCTTCTGTCAGTAGAGGGTCAGTCTCAAACTTTGCATTGAACCGATCGATTGGTGGCCGCTCTGCGTCGGTGAACAGCAGACGCCATTCGCGTTTTGATAGCTCTCGTTGTACGGGTTCTGCTACGGGTGTTGGCGCAGTGAATGTCGAGCCGTCATACAACCAGCCTATTCCCGCTGTGTCCGATTGAACCCAATTCGCCTTAAGAGCAGAATTAGAAACCACCGTATTAACTACAACACCGTTTTCAATGATTGCGTATTTCATGGCGTGTCCTTATGAGTAGAAGCGGAATACAACAGCACCAGCACCGCCGACACCGCCAACAGCCCCGGCACCACCACCGCCGCCACCCAACCCACCGGCACCGCCAGTTGTAGTTACAGCATTTGCGCCAACCGCGAATAAACCACCACCGCCACCGCTACCAGTTGCCGCAGTGCCACCAGCAAAACCAGTGAACTCCCAAATTGATACAGAAGCGAGCGAACCACCATCACCACCATTGCCACCACCGCCACCGGCACCACCAATCTTTCCTACACCTGTATTTCCACCACCCCCGCCGCCGCCAGTTCCGGGCATTGATGCAGCTACAGTCCACCCGCCGCCGCCACCACCCCAGCCTAGAAAGCCATCGCAACCCGGATATCCACTGACGGGTGCGGACATTCCAAGAGCCAAAGGGATAGAAGTAGTATTGCTAACGTATGTAGACCCCGGCGATGCTGCGTTTCTTGTAGCAACATCCATTGCTGACCAGAGCAACCTACCCTGCGAAAAAGGAGGAGCCCCACGTCCACCAGCGTTGCCGCCAGCAGCACCGCCACCAGAGCCTCCATATACACCAGAGCCACCAGTAGTACCACCAGCACCGCCACCGCCAACAGCAGCGTATAAAGCGCCGTCTGAAGATACGGTAGTTGTACCGCCAATTGTGTTGACTGCTCCACCTATGCCAATGACTACATCCAGCGCAGAACCCGTTACAGGTATTTCATATATCTGAGCGCCACCAAAGCCACCACCACCAGCGGTGCCACCAGAACCACCGCCACCACCACCACCGACTACAAGCGCTTCAATGCGTTTTGTGCCAGCAGGGACAGCCGTAGCGCCCGAGGTTGTGATAGTTGCTGTTTGCGTGTAGCCGGTGATAGCACCGCCACCACCAAGCAATAAGGATTGTGTTCCACTCATATCAGCACCCACTGTGAAAGAGTTGACGAATAAACGAATTCCATACGCGCTCCAAGATTGATGGTTATCACGCCCGTTGCTGTAGTAGATGGGCCTCGAACCGTAGCCGCACCAAAGTCAACCGTGTTTGTCATCAGTCCATTTGCAGGTGTAACTGCGAACCTTTTCCCGTCAACGCCGGTAGGAGCAGTGACAGCGGTAGCAGCTACGTTTGTTAACCAGTAATCATTACCAGCAGTTGCGGTTTGTGTAGTGCCTGAAACGTCAACACGAGCGAGAACATCACCCCATGTGGCGTTAGTTCCGTCTGTTCGAATCACCTTGCCTGCGTTACCAGATTGGCTTGGCAAAGTGGCAGAGAGCGCAGCAGCAGCAATCGCAGCAGATGTGAACGCTGTAGACGCCGCAAGGGTTGTGTTGTTGCCATCGGGTTGTGTGACTACATTGAACCCGGTAACGCCTGTTGTAGAAGCGCCTGTGAAGCTACCAAGCAGTGCAGACTTAATCAGCCTTACATGATCGTCACCCTCAGAGCGTGAGTCACCAGAAGCAGGGTATAGAGCGTTTAGCTGGTCTACCGTTGTTGCTGTTTCAACTGTCATTTTTACCGCCTCGGTATGATTTGCATGGAGCCGCTAGAAGGCTGTCCCTTGCGCTCTGAGAGTCGCCTAATGGAATCAGTCAACCCTGCCACCATTGGCGCAAGCAAGGCCACTTCTGCTTGATCCCTGATGTACTTTGCGGCCTCTAAACAAGTTGCGTATAGGTACAAGTCAGGCGCAGTAGTCAGCAGCCAGTTTGTTGGGTTTGTGTCGCTCAGTGCGGCAATGTTTGGGATGTAGTACAGGGTATAAGCCTGCCCAGTAGAAGTCCCGAATATGCGCAGCTGATTGCTTTCCAGCGTGTACGCATTGGGGTATGTAAGCGAAGAACTGTAGTCTTTGGCTTTGTAATCAATGTTGTACTCAGCGTCACCAACGGTTGCAGTGAGCCTAACAACAGTCCCGAAATCAGTTGGCAACGTGGCATATTCGCCTGTCGTTGTGCCTGTTACCGATGTAGCCAAGTCCTTGATTTGCAGATCACGGAAGAGCGATGCTTC